ATAAATTTGCAAACATATATGTTAATACTGTTACAAGCACTTTAATTAATTCTACTACTGTGTCTGCAACTAACGGCACATTTACAACATTAACTGCTACAACCTTTGTTGGTAAGTTAACTGGAAACGTTTCTGGTAATGTATCAGCAACTGCTGTGACTGCTACAAATTTTTACGGCATAGTAAATGGTAATGTTAATACGCAAGTTATTACAACTGGAGATGCTGCAACTGCCGGATCAATAACTGGCAAATGGACACTAACCGGATCAAGTAGTTTACAAGGGACTGATGCAACTTTTACAACGTTAAATGCTACAACACTGAATGTTACAACATTAAATGCTACAAATGCTTCGACAAGTCTAAGTGGCGACCTTACGGGTAATGTTAAGGGTAATGTAACTGGAAATGTTACAGGTAATGTAACTGGTAATGTTACAGGTAATGTTACAGGTAATGTTACAGGTAATGTATCGGGGAGTTCAGGATCGACAACTGGTAATGCTGCATCAGCAACTAAATTACAAACTGCTAGAAATATCAATGGTGTTGCATTTGACGGAACGGCTACTATTAATATTAATTTAAATAATTCATTAACTAATGGATCATATATAACCGGTAGTGCATTTGATGGAAGCACAGCAAGAACTTGGGCTGTAGATGCTACTAGTGCCAATACTGTAAGTAAAATAGTGGCTAGAAATGCAAGTGGTGATTTTTCAGCAGGTACTATTACAGCAGCTTTAACAGGTAATGTAACAGGTAATGTAACAGGTAATGTAACAGGTAATGTAACAGGTAATGTAACAGGAAATTTAACAGGCGGTGTTACAGGTAATGTAACAGGTAATGTAACAGGTAATGTAACTGGTAATATTAATGGAAATGTTACCACAACTGTTATCACAACTGGAGCTGCTGCAACTGCCGGAACTATTACCGGCAGCTGGACATTAACATCTGGATCTACATTACAGGCAACTTATGCTGACCTAGCAGAAAGATATCATGCAGACAATATTTACGAAGTAGGAACTGTATTGGTAATTGGTGGAGATAAAGAAGTTACTGTTACAAGTAATAGAGGAGATTATGCAGTTGCAGGAATCGTAAGTAAAAATCCCGCATACATGTTAAACAGTGATGCAGGATCTGATGATACTCACCCTTATATTGCATTAACAGGAAGAGTCCCTTGTAAGGTAGTTGGACCAATTAATAAGGGTGATCCGTTAGTAACAAGTCAAGTTCCGGGACATGCTTGCTCTTTTAGTGATCAAACTGATAATGCTTGTGCAATACTTGCAATAGCATTAGAATCCTACGAAGGTGGACCTTTTCCTGGTTTGATCGAAGTTAAAGTTTAAATAGCCATTGGTGCAATAATTGCTTCGTGACTTACATAATCTACAAGTTCAATATCTTCCATTTCAAAATCTGTAATAACACTGATATCTGAATTAAGTTTTAATTTTGCAAGTTCAATTGGTTTTCTAGTCAACTGCTCTTTAACTTGTTCAATGTGATTTTCGTAAATATGTGCATCACCTATAGTAATAATGAGTTCGCCGACTTCTAAATTACATACTTGCGCAATCATATGTGTGAACAGTGCATAGCTTGCAATATTAAATGGAATTCCTAAAAACATATCTGCCGAACGTTGATACATTTGGCAACTTAATTTTCCGTTATTAACATAGAACTGTGCCATCATATGACAGGGAGGCAATGCCATTAAGTCAAGTTCTCCAGGATTCCAAGCTGAAATAATGTGTCGTCGACTATAAGGATCCTCTTTAATATCTGCAATTAGCTCTAATAACTGATCGTGATTTTGCAAAATAACCTTATTAATACGAACTAACGGTTTCCTCCATCTACGCCACTGCACACCGTACACTCTTCCAAGGTCACCTGCATTACGTTGATGACGTCGATTGACCCAATAGTCTGCTGTAACATTATCTGTCCAGATAGTTCTTTTGCTAGTATCACGAGTCCCGTGAAGAATTTCAGCAAGCCTTCGTTCGTCACCACTTCCCTCAATAAACCATAATAGTTCACTTACTACACTTTTCCATGCTAACTTTTTAGTGGTAACTGCAGGAAATCCTTCTTCGAGATCAAATCTCATTTGCAAACCAAATTTGCTAATAGTTCCAACTCCGGTTCTATCTGGCCGACTATCACCGTTTTCTAAAATATCTTTTAGTGCGTCTAAGTATGCGTATTCTTGATGTTTCATAAATTGTATTCTCTTATAGTGTATTTTACTGATTCATTAAATGTAGCACACTCTTTAACTTTTGTAAAGTTCTTTTGAACATAATTTAAATTAAAAAAAGCGTCACACTGATATTCTTTGTCTATCTCGGTAATGTAAAATCGATCAATAATATTTAAATATTGACGATAAATGATTCCTCCGCCAATGATGAATATTTCTTTATCAGGATATTCCACATCACAGTAATCTAATGCAGCACTGCAATCATTAAACGTATGATCCCCAAGTAATCGTTTTCTGCTGATTACTATATTGATTCTATTAGGTAACGATTTACCTAGACTATCATAAGTAGTTGATCCCATAATAACAATATTTCCTGTGGTTAATCTACGGAACCAACTCATATCACCTTTAAGGTGAGGCCAGGGCATTTGACCTTGAAATCCTATGCCCTGGTTACGATCGACTGCAACTAAACAGTTAATCATTAATCTACTATTTCAACAACTGCTTTCTTTTTAGACTTTGGTGGGTCCATTGCATCTGCATCTTTACGTAGCTTGGCAGCTTCTTTGTAAAGTGCATCAGCACGACTGCGCATTTCTGCAGGAGTCATTTCAAAAGTAGCCATTTCTTTAGTTGATTCTTTTGCAACTTCAACTTTTTTAGTAGTCTTTGGCTTTTTTGTTGATCCGTCTGTAACTGCTAAATCTTCAAGTTCGACACCTTTCTGTTTAGCAATAATTACATTTAATTCGTTTAGTGGAATTGATGTTTGGCTATCTGGTGTAACTAACACATTAGCAGTCGGAACCTTACGTAAATGTCCGTTACTATGTAGATATCCTAACATAACAGTGCCGTCGGGGAATCTACGAACCGCAAGAATTTCTGCAAGTTCGTTAGATTGTTGGCCTGATTCGCTTTCAAGTAAAGACATTAGAGTATCGTGATAACTATCTCCTAGTCCTTGTGTGCTAATAACCAAACAGTTATATGGATCTTCGGGAAGTGTTCGATAAGCAATTGCTACTCGTGCACCGTTATTTTTCATTCTACCAACGTGTTTCATGATAACCTCTTATTCTGTTGCAGGTGCTTGTTCAGCGCCTTCGGGTGCACTTGTAGGCTGCTGTGGTGGTGCAACAACAGATAAGAATGTATCTAATTTATTAAATACTCCACCTACTGCTGACATTTCAGCTGCTCCGAATGCTCCGCGTTTTGCAGCAACATCAATAATTGAACGAATGTTCTGTAAATCGGAAACAGTTAGTTCTGGACCTGATTCTGTTGGTTGTGTGTTTTCTGCGTTTTCTGACATATTTTTCTCCTATTTAATTTTATGTAAGTATGGACATGCTAGACCTAGCATAGTTAATTCTTTATGATCTTCTATACCAATTTCGCAAATATCCACAATTTTCCTCTGTGCATCAAGACCTTGTTTTGTCCTAACGCAGTATCTACTATTTAAGTTGTAATATATCCACTGATCAATTTTTTCAATGTTATGAATATCTGAAATATTCATAACACCAAAATGGTCAGGAATATAAAATAACTTACGTTGCCCTACAACATTTAGCGGATTTATTTGACCCTTTGCTAATGCCATTATATACCACTTTATTTATTACTGACAAAGACCAAACATTAAAAATAAATGTTTTTCTTTGTGATTCCACGGATCTGTTACTCCGTATGCAATATGCTTTTCTCTAGTATCAAGGTCAATATACTCTTTACCTTTTACTGCTTTTTTTCCATTGATAGAAATTAATTCAATATCTTCGGGAAGTTTATTAAACTCCTCAGCAGTAAAAAGCCAAAGATTATCATTCCATTTTCTCATTTGTAATAGGCAGTTTGTCCAAATGGTGAAATAATGTCTTCAGTTCCGTGAATAACAAATAATGATTCACAATAGTTTTCATCGCCCCAACTACCACAAGGATAACCATCAGTGAACATGATAAATCGTTTAGGTTCAATGCCTTGTTCTTTCATGAAATCAAAATTAACATCAAAGTCAGTTCCGCCACCACCTTTAACCTTGTAATCTAAAATTTCATCAGCAGTATCGCCTGTAAATTTAGCGTAGTTATAAACCGCTGTGTCAAAACACCAAAGATCGAGTTTAAAGTCTTTGTATTCATCCATAATACCTTTAACTTCGCTTAAGAAATCTTTGGCCATTTTATCAGAAATACTGCCTGACATGTCAATTGCAACCGACACATCAATAGTTTCTTCATTCATCATGCCCGGCAGAATAGCGCCGCAGTGTTGACTCTTACGATTAGGACGACTAAAACTAAAGTTGCTTTTTAGAATACTTTGAATATTCATACGCAACAGTTGACGCCAGTCCATCTGAGGTTCAGTAAAGTCTGAAATTAGTCGACGAATACCTTCTGGTATCTTGCCAGCACCTGCAGATTGTGCAGCCGCAACCATAGCTTCTTTAATTTCGTCTTTAATTTGTTTCTTTTCAGCTTCAGTATAACGAGGACGACCTTTTCCGCTACCGTCAATATCACCGCCTTCTCCGTCGCCTTCGCCCTCGTCGTCTCCGTCAAGATGTTCGTCGAGCAGTTCACCTAATTGACTAAAGTCGATCTTTTCAGCTTTTTCATAAAGTTCGTCGTAGATTTTTTCATAAGACCAACCTCGATATTTGTTATCTTGAAAGATTTTAATAAATGTAGGAACTTCGCCAATCTTTTCATCTTTAAGAATTTGATTAACTGCGTAATCTGCTGCAATATTAGATAGGCTATTGTCTCGAGAACCCTTACGACCTAGGTGATCAAATACATTATGTAGAACTTCGTGTGCAAATCCAAACTCTGCTTCTTTGGGTTTGAGTTTACTAACAAATTCATTGTTGTAATAAAAATTTCGACCGTCTGTAGCCAATGTAGCACACCAATCGGATGCATCAATCAGTTTCATACGTGTTGCCATGTTTCCAAAAAATGGATGACGTAACAGTAATCCAACACGGGCTGTAACTAGTTTTTCAATAACTTTACTTTTTTCCGCCTCAGTAAACTCTCGAGTTTTTGTTGGCTTTTTAATTTTTTCGGTCTTCATAATTGCAGACATAAACATCCTTTGTTACACAATACACTATTATACGATCTTAACTATAAAAAATCAAGTAAAAAGGCCCCGTAGGGCCTTTTTTATCCTTCCATTGCTTGGATAATATACTTGCCAAACTTGTCGTGAAACTCGTCAAAGTTTTTAAGTTTGCTAGAATCAAAGGGCAAATTATAGTTGGTCAATGCAATTTTTGCACCCATAACTGTCAATTCAGTTGGAAAGTTATCCATCATAAATCGGAAGAAGTTGTCTGCCATAGCATCCCAACCTTTAACCTTCTTACGATCGCTTTCTTGCAATTCATAACACATAGAAATGCTCAATGAATACATAGCAGATACTTCTTTGATATTGCACTTGCCAATTTTTCCAGACAAAATATCTTCTGGATTAGGCATCTGTTTAGCAACACGTCGGTGAGCCATGAATTTAACAGCAAGTCCTTCACCAACTGCGCCTGCAACTAAATCTGTCAAAGTGCCGTCATCAAGGTCATCATCTTTAAGCAAGTCGCTGACAAAAGACCAGCTACGCGGAGTAGCAAAACTACGACTAGGGCTCTTAGGATCAAAATCATACAGGTCTTGTTTAGCAAAACCCAAGTAACCAACTACTTGCTCGTGCAATTGATTGCGTGTAGCCCAGTTCAACCAGTCTTCAAAATCAGTGCGCAATTCCAAGTGAAGGAAACGATTAGCCAACGGAGCAGGCATACGATAAGTAACGCCCTTATCAGTTTCACGATTACCTGCGGCAACAATACTAACACCTTTTGGCAAAACATAAGTGCCAACACGACGATTCAATACCAACTGGAATGCCGCTGCTTGTGTAGCAGGAGCAGCACTATTCAATTCGTCTAAGAACAAGATAGCAGTAGATTCTGTATCAGTGGGCAATTCTGCAGGAGGTGCCCATGACATGGTATTCTCAGTTGAGTTGTAATACGGAATACCTTTAATATCAGTTGGTTCCCAAAGGCTCAACCGAACATCAATTACTTCACGATTCTGTTCGTCGCCGATTTGTTTAACAATATCGGACTTACCAATACCAGGGGGGCCCCACATAAATACGGGACGTTGAATTTTAATACACTTACGAATGCTCTTTTTTGCTTCGTTAGGAGTAACTGTTCGATTTGCTGAGATTTTTTCTGCCATATAGACCTTTTAAATTAACGTTGTTAAGATTATTGCTTGCTGCAATGTCTTAATTATACAGTAAATTATAGTCTATGTCAAGATGTCTTGGCAGATTGTTGTGCTCGTTGTTTGGCATTTCCAAATTTTTGTAAGTCTCCGCTAAACAGAACCAATTGAACAGCAACTTTTTCTCGACTTACAAATATTGATTTTTTAGTGAGATAATAAGGACAATCGATAAATTTATCCAACCAAATTATCAATTGACTTGATAGATAAGTGTCTTTTGGAAGATCAACTTGATAAAATTTAAGACCTACCTGCTTTGATATAACGTCGTAACCTTGTTCTGTTAAACCCATGCTACGATCACCATTTAATCTAGGATTAGACCACCAGGCCCAAAGATATTTTTCTAGACTTTTTTGATCGTCAGGTAATCCTGTATCTTTTAAAAATTCTTTAGTTAGTTGAAGTTTGATATCCATTTAGGATTTTTTCACCGGTAGTTAACTTGTATACTTCGAAATCACTACAGTTAAATAATTTGTTTAATTTTTCTGCCAAATTAAGTGCATGACCGCTGTTAGAAAAACTAACTTTTTTATACTTAGGTCCTATTTGCTGAGCAACAATAGAACTAGTTTTAAGATTTACTGGTTTACCTTTATAAAAAACTGCCCATATGGCATCGGCTTCTAAAACCTGTTCTGTTTTGTAAGTTTTTTTGTTAGTTATTTCTAATAATACTGTTGGTTTAGGTCGTGACATATATGCGTTCCATAAATACGCATATATTTAGTCTGGTATTACCTAAATCCGCCACCGTCCATGTTGACAGAAAAAACACTTGGTGTGCTTTCGACTGCTGTCAATTTGTTATCTAAATCTCCTGCAATGCGTGTCATAGCAACTGCAAGGCTATCTGACAAAGATTGCACCTCTTTTATGTCTAAAGTGAGGTGTTTTTGATTACTTTTAATGGCAATTCTAGCTTTATCTAGGAACATTTCGATAGGTAATGTATTGAGCTGTTTCATGGCTTGTTAACTTGATTTAAGACAGTTTTCATTTCTGATTCATTTTTAAAAGGTCCTTGATAAGGATATCTTTCTAATGTAATTAATTTTGGACAGAAACTTTTAACCCATCCTTTTTTAAACTGAATAACATAGTAACCTGCACAATAAAGACTTTTACTCTTTGCACTTTTGGCGTATATTGGCAGTCGTTTTTTTACGTTGTATATAGGATTATAGGGTTTACTACTGCATGGAAAATCGTATATAAATTTTGTATCAGTTAATTTAGTAACAGATTTAATATTTTCAATATTATCGTTAAAGAGGTCTGCACCAAATTTTGCCTTTACTTCAGATATATTTTCTAGTTGAGTTTTAACACCGTTTCTAAAAAATGCATATCCTTTTTTTTCTTTGTTTAATGTTCCTAATTTAGTTCCGCGATTTTCAATAATCCATACTTTATTTGGAACAAGCACTTTTACTTTTGCATTCATACTACATACCTTGCATTTAATGGTTCTGCATAACTTGAAACTTGTTCAGATACTTTGACAAGATCATAAGATGCACAAAATTTTAACAATCTAATGCCAACTTGGCTGATATTTTTATCAGAAGCAATTGCATTATTAATTGTTTCGTTTATCAGTGCTTTTATCTCGTCTGGTTGAGCAGTTAAATCACACAACAACTTATTACGAGTATAATCATCTAACACACGATGCTCAACCCCTTCGTGATCAGTCCATCTTTGCAGCATTAAGTTATTCCATGCCCATCCTTTAGAATTACGATCACTAAACGCTTCTTGTAACCCTACTTTATTCTTAGTACCTTTTACTCTTACACCCGGGTATGCACTGAAAATATTATCACTTGTGTCGCCTCGCATACATTTCTCAAACAATAACCATTCTGGATTAGGTGGCGGCTTTATTTCTTTTGTTTTATTATCTTTTACACGTTTTCCATCTGGATCAAAATATCCTTCGTGTGTAGTTGTTACCTGACTAACACCGTTATACTGCTTTACATTGGGTGCAATCAATTGTGCAAAATCGCCGTCGGTGCTGATAATAACATGCATGTCATTAGGGTGACTTTTAATAAATCCTGCAATGAGATCATCTGCTTCTAATTGTGGATGTTGCAAAACTGTGCAGTTAGTTTTTTCTGCTACAAAAACTTTAAACTCGTCAAATGTTTCCCAAAACACTCTGTCTTCTTCTTGCTCACGAGGATTTTGTGCTGCTCTAGCTTCAGTTCGCTGTCTTTTATAAGGAGCATAATGATCCTTGCGCCAGCTTCGACCTTCTAGATAGAAAATAACATGACTGCCTTTAAATTCTCGCCACGCTTTACGAACGCTGCTTAATACAGTTTGAATACTCATGCCGATCTTATCTTCTAAACTGCCACGAACTACATGGCGTGCTCTAAAGAATGTATTTGCAGTATCTACGTGAATGAATGTTTGTGCCATTAGCTAATTTCGGATTTACCGTTACCTAAATTGTTTACGTTAATATAACCACTGCCTCTTCGGTCCATGCTGATTCCGTCTTCAGAACCAATACCTCGACACAGATCTTGAAACCATTTATCTACAATTTCTTCATCTGTGTCGCCGTAGTATCCTGCAGTTTTTAATTGTATAACAAAATAGTCATTCCAGTCAAGTTCAAAAAAGCCATTACGAGGATTTTGATCATTAACATGTGTTTCTAACACTGTAATATAAGGTTCTTTCTTAGCAGTGGCTCTTTCTTTTGCACCTAGTTTAGATAATTCTTCTGCTAATTTAGCTTTAGAAACTTCTTGATTTGCTTCATTAGCTACTTTCATTGCTGCTTCTGCTTCTAATCTTGCATCTTCTGCAAGTTTAAGTGCATCTTCCGTTGCCCGTTTAGCCTGTGCCTTGAGTTTATCAAGACCTGTTAATTTTTCAAATATATTTTTAATAAAACTCATTTTTTTCCTTTGTGGTGGGATTAGTAAAGATTGATCTAATATACCCATTAAGTGCCCCACTCGTTCTTAAACAATGGAACTTGCAATCGATCACTATATCTCAATCCGTGTTTCATTGCCAGCAATGCTACTTTCTTGTTATTCATTGAATATACACTTTCAACGCCCCCAACTGGCATTAGATAAACATTACCTTTAAATCCAGCAGCTCGATACTCTGCAATAGCTCGTTGTGCATCTTCAAAATCTTGCCCTGTGGCAATAACAAATTTCAAATAAGTATGTCCAACATATTCATAATCGCAAACTCTTTCTGGTTTAATAGCATCTTCCCAAGGTTCTCCGCTGCATGGAAGTTTAGCACTGACACTAAATGTAATTGCATTGTATCCTCGATCTTTTCTACCTAATGACCAATTTAACAAATAATGTCTAAGATCTTTGTTTAATCTCATTGAACCGTTGGTCTCAAATGTAATTTCTTTAAGACCTGCCATCTTAGGATGTGACAACAATTCTGAATAAGATTTTTGCCAACCTAGTAACGGCTCCCCGCCTGTAATAACAAGATGCTCATCACGCCATTCACCGTAAGGTAAAATTTCCATAATTCGTTCTACAATAGCATCTGTAGTCATTAGCGGACTTAGATCTTTAAAACTAGGATGCCAACTGGCATAGCTATCGCAACCTGTGCTTACCAGTGGTAAATCTTCATATTTTTTAAACGCTACAGTTTCGTGTGAAGTTTGAAGTAATGCAAGATTATCTGCTTCTTTACTTAGTTCACCCCGCGGCATACCAAATCCGGCGCAGGTAAAATTACATCCATATGTGCGCAGAAACACAGACGGGACGCCCATATAACGTCCTTCTCCTTGAATTGAATAAAAAAGTTCTGATATTTTAATTTTCATTTATAATCTCGTTAAATCTTAATGTAAATGCTTCGAGTAAACAGTTATAAGTTTGTTTAGTATTTCTATTATAATACTCGACCCATATGGATTCGTTTTTTTCTAAAATGTTAGAAACTACAAAAACTTGTTCTCTTGTAGATCCGCTCCATTTAGAATTAATTTTAACTAATTGTAAATTATTCATCGTGGTGCAAACTCCTGTTGAAGTTTAATATTGTCAAAGAATTCTTTTTTAGTAGCAGGGTCTGTATTAAATGAACCTTTAAGAACTGTAGTCTGCGTTAATGAACTATGTGCCATAATTCCACGATTTTCACAGCATCCGTGAACAGCCTGTATATAGACCGCTACGTTTTCTGAATCAGTTGCTTTGCTAATCTCTCGGGCAATGTCGTTACAAAGTTCCTCCTGGAGAGTACCTCGTCTTGCACACCACTGGGCAATTCTTGTGTATTTTGACAATCCAATGAGCTTGTTGGCAGCAATAATACCAATATAAGCAACACCAGAAACAGGTTGATGATGATGGCTGCACATACTACGAAGCTCGCTACGAACAACCAACATGCCTTCATAGCGGTCCTTCGAATCATTTGGGAAAGCGGTTGCGTCTGGACCTGGTTCATATCTTCCTGCCATTATTTCATTAAAATACATTTTAGCTAATCGTTTAGCTGTGCCTCGACTATTGGGGTCTGTTTCACGGTCAATTAGTAGTGTGTCTAATACTTGCTCGAATGCTACAGTTGCTTCTTTGATTAGATCATCTTTTTCTGCATCACTGATGTATTCTGAGATATTGTCTCCTGCCCAAAATCGTTTATTATTGTTTTTAAGTCTATCACGGATAACCTGCGATAAATTCTTTTCACTCATTATGCAACCTCACTAAAAAGTTTATCAAAAACTTTGTTTTTAACATGCTCTTTTTCTTTTGATACACTAATTTTTTCAAATGTATAACCTGTTAATAGTGAAGCAACAACAACTGATTTTTCAAACTCGATAAAATTGTCTTCAGTAACAGCATATATATAACCGTGAAACCAATTGCTATTATTATTAGTATTAGCAACTTTAAAAGGACCCGAATGTGGGCCTCTTAATTTATTACGCCATTTGTGATGTGTCACATCAATATTTGTTAGTTTGTTATCGTCTGGGTATTGACCAATAACAATGTAAAGATAATCTACATTGTAAAGTGTGTTGAATTCTTCTGGTGTAGAAACCAGTGAATTAATTTTTTCTTTGATATTCATTATTTTTATTCTCCGATGTTTTAAGGCAGAGGATTGCCTATTCTTTATAATACAGTATTATTTAGGCTTGGTCAACCTAAGTATTATATTTTGTATCATTTAAAATTTTTTAATAGTAAATCGGCACTAAAAAACTTTTTAGTTAATAACTGTGCCTGTTCTTTAACTAACGGGATACGAGTTTTATAATTAATCATATGATTAATAATTTGATCAATTACAAATGGTTTATGTTTAACATAACTATCCCAACTTTCTGTCCATTCACTAGGATATTTAAATCCTTCATCATACATTTCACTGTATGATAATCGATCTGGGACCATGGGAATAGCATCTACTAATGTGCCTTCGTAACAACTAATACCCAATGTTTCTTGCAAGTTTGCGCTGAACACAATTTTAGAACGGCCCAATAACTTGTGATATTCATGTTTATCTAAAGGGGTATCTTGACAAACAATAAATTCATACTGAGGCAACCATTTAGCTAAATCTCTAAAAATTTCAACTTGCTTCTCAGGCGCTATACGATGCGGAAACAAAATCAAATCACGTTTGGGATTAGTATTATAGTTTTCTAATGTATCAATCATATACTCCATAGGCCAACCTGTGCGAGTAATTGACCTATAGGAAAATTCGTCTTCACCAAATAAATTATTACGAAACATTTCAATATGAAAGTCTGTAGCAAAGTAATTGTGGTCAACGGCATGGAAGAAACTTTTCTCAGCGTGTCTTACCCAGGGTTTATCGCCAACAAGGCGACCTAAGAAATCTTGTGGATCATAACTGCCGGCGTGCCATAATGCGTGAATAGTTACAGGAATCTGTAACAGTTCACTCATATACTTTAAGTTGATAATGCCTGGGTGCCACGAATCAGTAAACAAAAAGTGATCCCCAGCATTAATGGATCCCTCGCAAAATAGTCTGCTAATCTGTTCAACT